ACAGGATGTATCTCATAAAGGTGGTAGAATGACAATTGAATCACGAAAGACAAACCGTGCTAGAGGCGGTGCTCAGAGGAGGTAGATATGCCTTTATATGATAGAGTTATAGAAAGAGTTACTGAAGATAAAGAAGAGGATACAAGACCACGGTTACTTTCTCGTCCTTTTGATGCTGCAAGTGAAGGTATAAGTAATGCGTGGAATACTCTTCCTGAACCAGTAAGAGAGGGTGCTACTAATACAGCTAACTTTATCCGTAATGTATTTATAGATGACCCTGGCTCAGAATGGAATCAAGCAATACTAAAAAAAATACTTACAAATGTAGAAGGTGAAGAAGTAGGACTTCAGAAGTTCAATGCTTTAAATGAATCTATTGCCCGTGGAGATCATGATCCAATAGGACAAGTATTTGGTGCAGCAATTGAAGGTGTAAGCCAAGTACCAACAGCTGTAGGGTTACCTCCTTTAGATACAAGAGCAACAAGAACAGGATTAGCATTATATACTTTAGGTAAGATACCTATGGTACCTAGAACTAGTAAACTTTATCAAAGCAGGATACCTGTTAACAAAAGAATTGTAAATGTTAATGCTAAGGCTATAGATGATATTTTCACTATGCCTCCTGCAGATTTTCAGACAATTATTAGATTAGCTAAACAGTCTGGTATAAATTCAATGACTTTAGCCAGAAGGTTTAATGAGCAAAAAGGTATCTTAAAAACATATTTACAATCCAAAGGTAGGTATGGTCCTTTAGAAGGTACTCAAGATCTTAAAGGTATGGATACAACTGGTGGTGATCAACCTGTTCCTGAGTGGTTCTTTAATTGGAAAGGTACTCAATTTGATAAAAATAGAAGTGATCGGTTAGGGCTTAATGCTCCAACTTTTGACAGCCCAAGAGAGAAAAGATATTGGTTTTCAAAAGCTACCTACGAAAGAACAAAAGATGAAGTCTTAGCACAAGGTGGTACAGAAGTACAAGCTAATCAGATTTATAGAAAAATTTCTGATAATTTAAAACCGAAAGCTAAAGGTGGTAGAGGTATTGTAGCTGCTATTACTGAATTGAATAATTTAGCTGAAGCATGGGAACCTGGTATTATTATAAAACCTACAGAAGTTGTTAGAAATGGTGTAACAAAATGGAGATATCAATTCAAAGATAAAGATGGTACTCATAGAACTTGGTTATTCGATAAAGATCATATTCAACCTGTAATAGATGCTAATCGTGTTGGTGGCGGATATATTGGTGCAGATAATCCGAAAAACTTAGAAATTTTATTACAACAGATAAATGTAAGAAAAGGAAATGTATTTCAATTAGATCAAAGAATACTTAAAGAAATGGGTATTCCTGAAACCTTTTCTGAATATATAAACATGGAACTATACCCTCAAAATTATAAGGGAATGCACGTACCACAATACTGGCAAGAAAACTTCCAAAAAATAGTATTAGCAGATTATTATGAAGCAACTAAAGGTGTACAGTCTGAAGCTAAAAAATCAGCAATAATGGGAAGTATTGTAGCAAAACATGCAGCTTTCTTTAAAGATCCAGTAATAGATAGAGGTTTAAGAAAATTAGATGATGCACTAGGTCAACAAGTAGCTAAAAATATGGAAGAAAGTGTAGCAGCTGGTAATGAAGTACCTGCATGGATAGGACTTTTACAAAAACCTCCTGGTGGTTGGAATGGTAATGATCCGTGGTGGAACAATCTATCACCTGAAGCTCAAAATAATTATAGACAAATGTATGATTATAGACAAAGGACAATACCTATGAAGCAACCTTATAAACGTCCTCCTCAAGGTGGAAAGGATTATGAATCATAATGAATACTCTAACTGCCTTACAACAAGACTTTAAACTATTCCTTCAAGCATTATGGGATCAGCTTGACCTTCCCTCTCCTACAAGAGCGCAATATGCAATCGCAGACTACCTCCA